TTATTATAGTATCACTTACCTCATTTATTTCTTCTGCTATTAAATTAACTTTTTTATCAAATGTTTCCTTTATTATAAATGATTTATCTGAAGGTATATTATTAAACATTCCATCCTTATTCATTAAAGACCATACTATACCTTTATTTTCATTTGACATAAATTTCTCATATAATTTATTATTATTTTCTAGTTTTTTATTATTAAGGTGTATACTATTCATATATACAACTTAATATTTTACCTTTTATATTATTATTCAATGTTAAAATATTTATCACGTAATTTATCCATTAATTCATCCGTTATTTTATGTTCTTTAAAAAATTTATAACCTTCTTTATGAACATTTTTTAATAATGAAGTAATTAAATATAATGAATACATTCCACACTCGGTATTACTCTCTTGATGTACAAATGGATGATTTTCATCAAATTTAATTTTTTTCATACCATTTGGATATTTCTTTGTTTTTAATGATAATGCTTGTGATATAACACGGTTACTAAATTTTTTAATTTCATTAGGTACTTTTGTGCCGTTACTATCAAAAAAGAATACAAATTCCTCTCCTTTTTTACTAATATCTATGAATAATGAAATCCAATGAGAACCGCTTTTATCGTGTGTATCAGTATTAAAAATTATACCAATTTTTTTAATACCATCATCGATGTATTTTGATAACTCGAAATTACATAAATCTTCCCAAACACATTTATCTTTATATATTTTACTATCAAAATCAATTGGAGTAGGACCTATAAACCTAAAACAAGGATAAGATTGTTCATATTGTTTCATAACATTTTCAATATCATTACTATTTAACCAAGTATAATGATTTTTTTTCCATGTAATTGGTGATTTTGGTGCAAATGTATTATTTTTCAAATTAGGTGTTATGTTATTTTCCATAAATGATTGGTTTAACCAGCAATATTCATCATGACATGCATTATTCATTTTTTCCTTTAATGCCTTCCAAATATCTTTTGGTTTTGTATACGTAATAACCGAATCAGGATGTCTTGTATTCCATAATTGTTTCATTTTATTAAGATCAGGTTTTGAGTAACAAGTAATTTTATGTAATGTATTATCGTTATTTGGTTTTGGAGCACACTGTTTTTTTTTAAATTTTTTTCCACCTTTTAATGTTTTATTAACCCGTTTTCCTTTTTTATTTTTATGCGTATGATTTAATTTATATGTTCTGTATTTCTTAACTCTATTATTTACAATCCTTAATTTCTTTGTATTTTTATCTTTCATATGTAATATATAGTTAGATTAATTATTATATATTATATCTATTATATAGTCGGTTTATTTTTTTTTTTAATACCTTTTGTTTTTAAATGAGGTGATTTTAAATCTATATTTATTTTTAATGGTATAATTCTTGAAGGATTTCCTGATATATCGTTATCTGTATTATTTATAACATAATTATCTAAATTAGAAACATTCACTGTTTTACGCATCATAATATTATCTACATTATTAATTAATTCCGGATCTATATCAATTAAATTATTATTTTCAATTTGAGATAAATCGTCACTATTATTTTTATTATTATCTTGTAAAATATCTTGCATATCAATCATTTCAAAAAAAATAATACTTTTACTTACAAACAAATTATGAATATCCTTAATTTCATTACTACAATTTGTTGGTTCATTTCCTTTTATAATATCTTTAAATAACCCTATAATACGTTTTTTATAAAATTTAATATTATCTAAATTATTTATGTTTTTTTCATCATTCTGTTTATATTTTTTATTTATTTTTGATAAATATATTGGATTTGTAAAAAACGACAATGATGCATTATTTCCAATATTTGAATGAATATTATTATATGCATCTTCAATTTTATCATTGTCTATCGTATCATTATCTATCGTATCATTATCTATCGTATCATTATCTATCGTATCATTATCTATCGTATCATTATCTATCGTATCATTTTTTTTATCTATCACTGTATTCATTATTTACATTATAATATATATTAAAAATTATAATATAAAACGATTTACTTAATTTCCTTAATTTGTTGACGTGTAAAATTACTAAAAAAATTATTACCTATATTATCTGGCATTGGATTAAACGCTTCAAACGTTTGTCTTTCAAATAAGTATGGAAACGATTCAGTTGCAGTTGAATTATTTGTTTGAGGAATCCTTGATTCATACATATCACTATTTTTAGATGGAATATAAACACCTTGTCCTGCTCCACGTTGAAGAGCAAAAAATTGATTTCTTAGTTTAGACTCATTGTTTATATTATTTGAAAACCCACTCCAAGGTCCATATGAATTTCCTGGATTAAATGTATCTTCTACGTTATAGGGATCTCTCATTTCTATAGGAACTGTTGGTGTAACTCGTTGATCAACTAATGGCATAGTTGCATATTTTGTAGATACAGGTCTAATACCAAATGACATTTGTAAATTATTTGATGGTATATTTCTGGTTGAAATACGCTGATTTAATTCTTCTGTTCGATTACTACCTTGTTTTATACGATCCATATATGTATATAATTAAAAAACATTATTATTATTGGGGTTTTAATTATATAATTTAATTATTTTTTAACGTTTTATTGATTCGTTTACGTCTTTTTTTCGTATTTGATATTTTATTATTCTTGGTATAATCGTCTAAATTAGAATATAATTCTTTACTATTCAAAATATCTTCTTTTTCTTTTTCACTATTTTTTTTAACAACATAATATTCATACTGTTTCATAAATGAAACAATATTATTAATAAATAAATCTTTTTTTATATTTTCGTGAGGTTTAATAATCTTGTCATAATATCTTGTTGCCATCTCAATAAATGGTAAAGAATGACGATATGGTTTAATATGGATATAATATACATTCTTTTTATACATTAAATGATGGTACAGATCGTCTATAAAACAAATTTCGGTATTTAATGGCATTTTTGTACAATTTAATAAATCCTTTAGGTTTTTTTCATTACTTGTTCGTTTAGGTTCTATTATTTCTCCTCGTACTTTATATGCTGCTATAATATCATCAAATACTTTATATCCTAATTTTTTATTAAAATATTCACTTATCATTTTAACCCATGACTTTGGACCTTGATTATTTGTGTATATACATATTTTATTGCAAAGTGATTTTTTTCTTTTATTGTTAATCATATTTAAAATCTTAAATATATCTGGACGAAAAACCTCAGGGAATATATTTAATACTTGAAAGAATTGTTCATTGGATAATTTTTTGTTATAATAATTTTCTAATGCATCCCAAAAAATTGATAATTCTGTAAAATAACCTAACGTTTCATCTAAATCAAATGCTATCATTTTTGGTACATTATTCGCATTTTGTTTATTTACATTCATTATTTTTGTTTGGTTACTATTATATAGTAATATTTTTTTTACAAATATATATAATAACACCAATACTAGTATTGCTATAATGTTTTTATTAATAACCATTTATTATTAAAATTATATATTATAAATTTATATTATAAATCTATATGTTAATCTAATCTTATAATATATAATATATCATGAAAACCACAACTAAACAACTTTCACGCAAAATGAGAATAAACGATTATAAAAAAATTCTAAGGTTTTATAAAATAAATTTTACCTCGATGACTAATAAAGATATTAAAGAAAAATCAGAACAAATTATAGCAAGTAAATTATGTAATTGTATTAAAAAGGTACAAAAGATTATTAATTTAAAAAAAAATATTAAAATTCCATCAAAATCTAAAAGAAAAGAAAAACAAGCAATTTCTATATGTAAAAATAGTGTTGTTAAAAAAAAAAATATTAAAATTTTTACTTTTACATGTAAAAAAAAGAGCAGATTAAACATAAAAAAAGGTACTAGAAAATTAAAGATTTTAAAATTATGATAAATTTACGTTACTTTTTGTAAATACAATTATTACCTAATATATAATAACTTATGAAATTTATTGAAAAAAATAGTTTTATTGTATATATTCTAATATTCTTAATTATATTTCAATTATTTTTATTATTATTTAGTACAATTAGCGGAATTCATAAATATTTTTTTATGAATGAATTAAATTTACTTGAGAGATACGGCGAAGATTCGTGGGTTGTTATAACAGGTGCTTCAAGTGGACAAGGATATGATATGGCAATTGAATTTGCACAAAGAGGATTTAATCTATTGCTTATTGGTTCTAAACGTACTGACAATACAGTTCAATATATACAAAAAGAATATCCAACTATTAAAACCAAAGTTATATATAAGGATTTTAGAGATGCATATAAAGATGATTTCTTTGATGATATAGATAAAGAATTTATTGAACTTGATAATAAACTAGCATTATTAATAAATAATGTTGGTCATCGTGTCGGATGGAATCCGTATCATGAAATGGATCCAAAATATATTAGAGATACTATTGTAACTGGAACTATTGTGCAAAGTCGATTAACTCATATGATTATACCTTATTTCTTAAATCGTAAAAATAATCTTAATTTAAAAAGTGGATTAATTAATATTACAGCACAATGTATTCATCCTAACTTTTTATTTGGAATAACTATGTCAAATGAAATTAGTGTTCCGTATTTAAGTGTATATGAAGCATCAAATGCTTTTGGATTTTATCAAGGAAATTCAATATATAAAGAATACAAGGATCAGTTTGATATTTTAAATATAACGCCAGGTGCCGTTATAACTAATAATACAAATTGTTTAACTAATACATTATTTAATGTATCTAGTGATGTATTTGTAAAACAAATTATTAAAATGATAGGAAATGTAAATGGACATTCGTGCGCTTATTGGGGACATGCACTATCTAATTACCTTATTAATCTTTTTCCATTAATTAAGCAAGGTATGCTTAAAAATGTTGGGAAAACAATTAGTGACGATTTTATGAACAATGCATCTAATAATAAATATAATTTATAATCATAATTTATACACATATCATAATCATCATTCCAAATATTTAATTGCTTGTAGTATTACATTTTCTTGATTATTTAATTTCTGAAAAATAATAACTTCTGATAATTTAATTTGAAATATACGATTTATATTATTTTTACAATATATATGAATATCGTTATTTAATTCTTTTATATCACATATTATACCTCCATTTGTTAGTTTAATAATTTCTGGATTTTTAAGATTCATCCATCTAATATAATTACCAAACTGTAAATCTTTTAATCCATCTATATATCTATATTTCTTTAACTTTTTTTGTAATATTATCAACTGCGTGCGTGATAAACCCAACTGCTGTAGTATATCATTTTTTCTCTTTGCAATTATAATATTATCCAAATCTATTATATTCTCATTTTTATTATTATCTAATGCTTGTAATAAATTATTTATATCCATACTGTTTACTATTATAATATAATTATTTTTAATATTATAATATAATTATTTAATTATTTAATAACGATTTACATTTGGATAAACAAATTGCCAATGAACTTGCACTATGACATGGATTATTTTCATACATAGCATTTTTTATTTCAATCACTGTTTCATTAGTTGAAAACAAAAATCCTTCATCTGAATTATTCATTTTTATACAATCAATAAATTCTTTTTTACCTTTTATAATATTCATTGTTTCTTCGATTAATTCGGTTTCGACCATTTTGTATATTGTATATAATAATGTTTTTAATATATTTTATTTTATAAATATGAAGTTGTTGCATGATTGCGTATATTTATATTTTGATGAATTAATGTATCAATGCTAATAATAATTGTAAACAATAAAATATTTGTTAATGTTCTTTCTTTTTTATTAACAACCAATAAATATGTTATATATATAATTAATAAAAATAATAGATTATGCATAATACCTTCCCAATTTGACCATTCGTAAAAATTTTTAAATGTTTTTATCATTTAATATATATATATATTATAATAATTATTAATATTAAAATTGAATTAAATATAATTCTTTATATGTAATAAACACCGCTATGTCTTGCCAGTTTGTTTTACAAATTGTTGGAATTACACAAGGAAATATAAAAAGTCGCCCATCAGTTAAATATCCATATATTAGTGAATTATCTGACGTTACAGTATTGGACGATGAACATAATTCATCTGTATTGGCACATACACCGTCACTAGGATGTGATGGGTTATCTGATACTAATGCAGATGTACTCATTGCACCATGCCCACCTGACGAAGTTGAAGATGAAATTGTCCTATCAGCAATTGATGATGGAAGTCCATTTACACATTCTATATTTTTATCAATTTTCAGGGAAAAAGAAACAGAAGAAGAGGTGATATTAAAACAAGATGATAAAAATAAGTTAGCACGAAAAAAAATGTTCAAGAAAAATAAAGATGACGAAGAATCTGAAGATTTTGATTCTGAAGATAATGAACAATATATCGCAATTAACCCGAATATATCCATTGAATTAACTGAAAGTGTTATTGAAAAAGGTTTAATTACTACATTGCCGCCAGTTAAAAATTTTAAACGACACGTTTATATGTTTTTAGAAGAGAAGGTAGATTCCACCTTTAGTTTTGTAGGTATTTGCCAGGATAATATTCCATTTGTTATGGAAGTCAATAATGTCCCTTTTGCTGAATATAATCACGGTGATCGAAAATTTGAAAAGGGTCCTGGCAATCCACCAAAAACAAATATTAAAAATAAACATTTTACAAAAACTGCATATTTTCCTGAAAAAGGGTGTATTAATACATCTGAAATGGTTAAACGCATTAATGAACTAACAACTATTAAAAAAGAATCAATAACCCGTTGTTATCTTGTTTATATTATCGAACGAACTGATATAAACAAATTTGAAATATCTCGTTATAATAAAGAATACCAGGATGCGGTTAGAAATGCTATCAAACATAATGTTATTGTGGTACCTCTAGTTATCAGTTGGACCAAAGATGGGGTAGCATTGTTTGTCACAGATAGTTTAACATTTTCTCAACCGTAAATAGTATCTCTTATGATTTTATAATATGCATATTTATATATCGGTGTATATTAAAATAGGTAAGATTACTTTGCATGTTATTCTCTAAATTAAATAATTTTGTAATTTTTTCATCTGGTATAATTTTTTTTAAATCTGTTTTATCTTGTAATTTATTTTTCTTTATATAATTAATTACAAAATTTGTTATATCACCGTAGGTCTCTTTACTATTTATTGGTAATTGCATAAAATCACATAATTCCGGTGTAATTAATATTTGAATATCAAACCCTTCTATATTTTTTTTTATTGTCTTCTTTTTATTATTATTAAAATTACAATTACAAATGGTATTTTTCTTTTGCGGTGGGGGGTCATTTATTGTCTTATTATTATTTTTTACTATACTGTCTAACTCTAACTCACCAAGTTCTTTTTTTATATTTACAAGTTGATTTTGAAATTCATTTACTGCTTGTTTTATATTATTAATATGTACATTTCCTATATACTCCTCTATTTTATTATCGTTACTAGTATTATCATTGGGAATTGTATTATCATTGGGAATTGTATTATCATTGGGAATTGTATTATCATTGGGAATTGTATTTTTATCACAATTTTTTAATACAATATCAATTTTGATATCATCATTCGTATTTACTTGTGGTAATGATGCCATTGTGTATATTAACACAATGCATTTAAGTATTTTAAATTTAACAAAAATATATATATATATATATATATATATATATATATAAATGCCACGTTATAAATGTCCCAAAGGAACAAAAAAATGTATCACCGGTAAATGCGTAAAAAAAACATCAGTTAAAACAGCGCGTTGTAAAAAGGGAACACGTAAATGTGCAAATAATAAATGTTATCAAACAAATTATAAAAAAAGTGAAGCAGCAAAAAAAATCCAAAAAACATATCGTAATTATATTGATACAAAATTAAAGAAAAAAACATTAGAAGAACAAGTAGAACATTTCAATAAAATTCAAGATAAATTCTTTTTTAAATTAATTGGAAAAAAAATTAGTATTATTACAAATGATATTCAATCAGATAGATGTGCTATAATTAATATTGAATCACCTACTCGTATATATTTAGATATGTTATATAAATGTGGAGAGAATTCCGGCACACAAGTTATAAAATTAATCGAAAAATTTGCAAAAAAATATGGATATAACACGATTGAATTAGAAGATGATTCACGTATTTATAGTGAAAAAACAAAAATTAGACCAAAAAAAGGAGGTCATTGTATGATATGGTTGCCTATATTACAAATACTATCATCGGGCACAACGTGGTATAATAAATTAGGTTATAAATCGCCATATTACAATAAGGAAGTAAAACACAATGAAGCAATTATTAAAAAACCATTTATTACATTTATAAAAGATGTGGTTGGAAATACACGAGATCAAGATCCACGTGCTCCTTCATTAGAAAATTTAATAGAAGGTATGTATCTTTTTGTTAATAAAGATGAATCATCAATTTCAGTAAAAGATTTATTTACAAAGGTGAACCGAAAATTGAAAAATGAAGAGTTGATATGTGATGGGAAACACCCTGAATTAGATTGGTACATAGACATTGAAAAGTTTTTGGTAGATAGAGGAGTTCTCGTAAATAATCCTGATAAGACTAATCCTAATAACATTATGTATTTAAGAGGTTCAGAAATTACACAAATTAAAACATTTTAATATGTAATTTATAAAATCGGCATTTAAATGTCAAAAGGTATAAAAATGATATTATATTTAATAAAATATCATTTTAATTCATAATTGTATATTTTGATTTATTGCAACTCAATTTCAGGTTGACGACTTTGACTACGCTTTGATGCTACCGTGTTCGTGCGTCGTCGTGGAACGATCATCCATTCTGATTGATCTGCCTGATCAAGTTGAGGAGGACGCCTTGTCTCTTTTTGACTACGAGGAGTGGATTCAGATTTTGTATCACGCTTGGTTGCACGTTGCTTACTCTCACTCTTATGTTGGGACGAATAACTCATTCGTTGACCACGAGAGTCATGACGCGTTTCACACATCAACTTGCCACTATTCAATCCACGAATCATAGTAGCATGAACATCCATACCATCACTCTTTTTTTCAATGGGAGTAATCATAAATTCAACATATTCGCCTTGAACCAAATATTTATACTGAGATTCACCAACTTGAATCTCTGAATGATGAACAAAAATATCACGGGGTTCATTCGTTTCACAATCTTTAACTGTGATAAATCCATAACCCGCCTTGTTGTTGAACCACTTAACACAACCATTTGTATAACTAGATGCTGTTGCCATTATTCTAATATACTTTTAATATACAAATATCTTTAAATACATTTTGTTATTAAATTATTCTGATAGTATCATTAAATTAGAAATCATATTATGTAAATATTTATAATTTGGTTTGTCAGTAAATCCCAAATTTCTACAATATGTTATAAATAATACAAATTCGCCTATTATTTCATTTTTCCAACCAAAATCTTCTTTAATTTTTAAAATAGATGAAACCGATTCTTGATTTTGCCAAGGTATTTTTCCATAATATAAAAACATTAATATATAACCAATCGATTCTAGGTCATCTCGTCTACTTAACGTAAAACCGTTATGAGAATTTATGCTCATATATCGATGAGATCCTACAATTGTTTCATTTGTATTTAATATACAATGTCGTTGTTTTTCATCTAAAAAACTACGCGATAACCCAAAATCAATTAAATAGATTTCATTAATATTTTCTGTATTTTTTTTTAATAAAAAATTGCATGGTTTTAAATCGCGATGTATAATTCCTTTGTTATGTATATCATTTATTATAGATAACATCTTTTTTCCTATATGTAATACAGTATTCAATGTCATTTGATCACTATAATTACGTCTGAGATCTTCTATCGTGTCTTCTAATAATTCCATTCCAATATAATATATTTCACCATCTAATCCATAATTATAGAGAGATGGTATATTTTTTACACCTTTTAATTTTTTATAAATACTTATTTCGTTCTCAAATATATTTATATGTCTTTTATTCATTAATTTTAATGCAAACGGTTCTTGTTCCAAAAAATCATTTTCAATTAATCTCTCTGAATTTGTTTTTTCATCTTCATTATCATTTGTATTTATTGGTTTTGCTATGAATACTTTACCAAATGATCCTTCTCCTTTTTTTTTTAATAATTGATAACTATTTGCTATTACAATTATTTTATTTCTTGTTGTCATAAATTTTTTTGATAATTACTATAATAACTAAAAATTTATATTTATATTAAAATTGATTTAGAATATATCACTTATCAATTATAATATTACAGCAAATACAATGGTTATTTTATGCGATAAGTACGATTCATCTAATAATGTTTTTATTGAAAACGATATTATTCAACAATTTATTCCTTCGAATATTGTATTAAGTGATTTTCAAAAATGGGCAATTCAATCAATTACTGAAGGTAATAATGTTCTAATTACTGCTCATACAGGTTCTGGTAAAACATTACCTGCTGAATTCGCGATTCAATATTTTACAAGTATTGGGAAAAAAGTTATTTATGCTTCTCCTATTAAAGCATTATCAAATCAAAAATTATACGATATGAGACGCAAATTTCCCCATATTTCATTTGGATTATTAACTGGTGATAGTAAAGATAATCCTCAAGCAGATGTTCTTATTATGACGACTGAAATTTTACGTAACACCTTACTTAATAAACAAATTAACCAGACTAATGTTATCTCATCAAACGAATCAACTGAAAAAAAGGAACTACCACTATTATTTGAAATGGATTTTGATACTGAATTAGCAGCAGTTGTATTTGATGAAGTGCACTATATTAATGACCCTGAACGTGGATCTGTATGGGAACAATCGATTTTGATGTTGCCCCCGCAAGTCCAACTCATTCTGCTTTCGGCAACCATTGACCGCCCAGAAGAGTTTGCGAATTGGATTCAAACTGAAAAACACAAGCAATCACAAGAACACTCTTTAACAACAAAACAAATGTATTTGGCATCAACAAATCATCGCGTTGTGCCTTTAACTCACTACATGTGGTTAGCAATTAATGAAGTGTCTTACAAAAAAACGGCAAGAACGCCATACGAAATGAAAATAGAAAATATGCGTGGTACCCCAATTAAAATAGCATCATCTGATGGTTTATTCAATGAAGAAAATTACTACAAAATGAAAGATGTATTGGATTATATGTATAAAAATAAAACCTATGCGAAACGTCAATTTGTATTGGAAAATCTATTGCGATTTCTCAAAAGCAAAGAAATGTTACCTGCTATTTGTTTTGTTTTCTCCCGGAAAAATGTCGAACAAGCAGCAAAAGAAATATCATTTAGTTTATTTGATAAAGACAGCATGATGCCTTCACTTGTGGAAAATGAATGCCGTCATATTTTGCAATCAAAACTTCCAAATTATAAAGAATATATGGAACTCTCTGAATATACAACTATCATTGAATTACTGAAAAAAGGAATTGCTATTCATCATGCAGGTATTATTCCTGTCTTACGTGAAATGGTCGAACTTCTATTTGAAAAAGGATATATTAAATTACTTATTGCTACTGAAACTTTTGCAGTAGGATTAAATATGCCTACAAAAACAGTTATTTTTGCAGGTATTAATAAATTTAATGGCACTACAATGCGTCTTCTTTTCCCTCACGAATATACACAAATGGCAGGACGAGCAGGGCGGCGCGGATTAGATACGATCGGACATATCTTTCATTGTGTCAATTTATTTGATTTACCTTGCGTATCCGACTACCGGCATATGTTAACAGGACCTCCGCAAAAATTGACATCGAAATTTAAAATTTCATTCAATTTGGCACTTTCTATGATTAACACAAATACAGATATTATCTCTTTTATGAATCAAAGTATGCTTTCGAGTGACATCAATAAAGAAATTAAAGGTTATGAAAAAGAAATAAGCATTGTTACTGAACAATTGGATAAAAAAGAAGAAAATTTAACTCATTGTCGCACACCATCAGACGTACTGATTAAATATCATAATTTAAGTAATACTATTTTAACATTATCCAACAGTGCACGTAAGAAAGTTCGGATTGAAATGAATGGATTAGAAGCAACACATAAATTCCTTCTAACTGATATGGAAAAATTGAAAGCACTTGATGAAATTAAAACACAATATAAAAAAATTATAAATGAAAAACATAATACAGAGCATTACATTTATAATACAATTGATGACTTGAATAAAATTTTACTAGATAATGGATTTATTATTAAACAAAATGATGATTATGTCATTACCGAAAAAGGACGATTTGCTTCTCAACTACAAGAAATGCATCCACTTGCCATGACTGATTTGTATAATAAAAAAGGTCAGTTTGATTCATTGGATGCTTCTGAATTAGCAGGATTATTTAGTTGTTTTTATCCTGTATCGGTATCAGATGAATTTAAGGCACATAACCCACATATGTTATGTGATGTTATCATGTATATGAGTAAACTATTAGGATATTATTTAACTTGTGAAAATGATGCATTTTTAAATACCGGTGCGAATTATGAAATCTGTTATGATTTATTGCCTTATATTGTAAAATGGTGTGATGCGACGGATGAAAATGATTGTAAAATTGTCATCCAAGAAATGAAGAAAAATACTGGCGTATTTGTTGGTGAATTTGTGAAAGCATTATTGAAAGTGAATGCTGTCGCGTTAGAATTTGAACGTGTTTGCGAATCAACACAGAATATTGCACTATTGGAAAAGTTGCGGAAGATTCCATCTTTGACCTTGAAATACATTGCAACGACACAATCGCTTTATTTGTAATGTTTCCGTGTTTTACGTTTGCGTTTTACAATAGATTTCTTTGATTTTTTTTTATTGAGTTTACCTCCACTAGATACTTCTACTTCAATTCCTTTACGAAACACAACTTGATAAAAATAGTCCGGTATCGATTGTCTTTTTGTCACTTCTATTGTTAGTCCTCCGCTTATATTATAACCTTTTTCTAAATATTCATTTACTTTTTTTTCTAAATCTGTATAACTAGATGCTCGAACAACTTTGTAGTGATTTTTTGTCCCTATATTCCCATAGTTTTGTATATGTTCTGCTTTTTTTATGCTTCGACGCCCTTCTTCTTTTTGCAATGTCTCATACAATCTATCAAGCTCTTCATTTTCCAATACAACTTTCGGGAACGGACCGTACTCTTTAACTATTTCAAGATGTTGAATTGTCGGTTTTTCATGATCGTGATTATAAAAATCCATTTCATCCAGTTCTGTTAATGTCTTCGCTGTTCTCGCTATTTTCATTATCGCCTCATTTCGTTTACGTTCATGATCAATATCCGTATCCATAATGTTATATATTAACATAATAAATTAAAATAAAATTGAAATAAATGTAAACATTATATTTACAT